GTGCGAGGCGTGGAGCGGTGGGTGGTAGGATCACCAGCATGCGCTCAGTTTGCGCGGATGGGGTGTAGGTATGGGGGAGTGTGGTGCAGGGGCGTGGTGAGTGCATGGGGCACCACGGTGGGGGGTTGCAAGGAATCTTTTACGTTGCAACGCGTCCAAAGTGAGTGTCCCAGACCCACCTCCTTTCTCGCAAACTTTCAAATTACTAAATCTAATCCCCAAACAACCAACATGAGCAAAACTAATACAGCCGCAACCAACGAGACCTACACCACGCAGGGCGCCGTCGCGAAGTCGCTCGGCGTCACCGGCCGCATGATCCGAAAATGGCGCGAAGACCATCACGACGCCCCCGCCAAAGTAGACAAACAGGAGCCGCTGCACGCATGGCAAGCGTTCGTCGAGCGCAAGGGTCTGAGCGGATTACAGGACGAAGCGAACGCATCGCTGGAGGCCATGAAGATCGAAGAGCAACGGCTACGGAATCTATTCCGCCAAAGCCAGATCGACCTGAACACGGAGAAGCTGTTGATAATGACCGGCGCTTACATTCCGCGTGCCGAGATTGAAGCGCAGCTCGCGCCGCTGATCGCAGAGTTCCAGATGCTGGTGACCGAGCGCGATATTGAAATGTCCAACTGGTCACCCGGCCACACGACCGGAGAGATCCGCGTCCGTCAGCGGACTACCCTCGACGCCGTGTTCGACGCGATTCGCTCTGGAGCTGCCGACCTGATGGCGACCGCGCAGAGCAACACGAAGAAGATGCTCGCCAACGAAGCCACGCCAATTAACGCTCCCGGGCAAGGCCGTCCCAAATCCGCAACCCGCAAGCCAGCGAAGAAAGCGGCGAAGCGGAAAACCAAACGCACCAAATGACCAGCCTCGAAACTATCTGGCGCGCCGCCTTCACGACCCGTGACAACCGCAGCATTACGGACTGGGCACATGAGCACATCAAGTTCGGCTCAGATTCGCCGTTTCCTGGCCTATTCGACGCGGACAACGTGCCGTGGACACGCCGCATCTACGAGGCATGGCAAGACCCGAGCGTCAGGCAGATCATCATCTCGGGATGCCCGCAGCTATCGGGCAAGACCATCGCGGCGCAAGTCTGCATGGCTCACACGCAGGTCAACGACCCAAGTCCGATGGGATTCTACGCCGACACAAACGGCAAGGCTGAGCGGTTTGAGGCTACACGCTGGCGGCCAATGCTGGACAAATGCCCTGCGCTGGCTGACCGCGTGCGCACGGCCACGAAAGGGCGCACGATCTTCAAAGACGGCTCGTTCCTGATCATCCTCGGAGCCGAGGCAGAGGCGAATCGCCAGTCGGACACATTGCGTCACATCGTCAAGGACGAGGCATGGCGCTATGGTGCAGGATGGGGCAAGCAGATCGACAACCGCAAGGAGGCGTTTGACCGCACTGGCGACTGGAAAACGATGGCACTCGGCACCGGCGGCACTAAAGGCACGGAATTTTCAAACGATCACGCGTCTGGCACCTGCGAAGAATGGCACGTGCCTTGCCCGCACTGCGGAGGGATGCACGACTACAAGTGGGATCACAGCGACGGCGGCGTCTTCGAGAAAGAGGATGTGATGAAGGCGGACGGCTCGCTTGACTTCCGCGCCACAGGGCAGACCACCCACATCAAATGCCCGCACTGCAAACAGCGCATTGAATACGACCGCGAGGAACGCGCACGCGCCAACCTGAGCGGCGAATGGATCGCGACGAACGAGGACGCTGACCCGAGCATTGTGTCGATTACGATTTCCGCTTTCGTTGTCGGCAAGGATTGGCGCGATATCATGGAGCGTTGGATTCGCATAGGCAAAGGACATAACGTCGGTCAAAAGCAGGCACTCAAAGATTTCATTCGGTTTGTTCTTGCTCAGTTCTGGGAAGACCGCCCCATAGTAGTCAAGCAGGAGATGGTAACAGGCGACTACACACGCGCGGACATGCTCGACGGCAGGATGGATGGGGAGTTTACGCGCCTCGCTGCAATCGACTACCAGCACGGATTACGGGGCGACCGCGAGCACTTCTGGTTCGTCGTTCGCGCCTATCGTGCAGACGGCTCTTCGCGCCTCGTAGACTGCGGGCGGGTTGACGAGGTGGCTGACCTCGACGATCGGTTAATCGCGGCAAAAGTCGAACGCGTCAGTAATGCAGATCACAAGTCTAGCCGCGTGACGATTGACTGCGCGTTTAAACCCGATGTGATTTATGAGTTTTGCTTGCGATTTAATTGGGTGGGCGTGCGCGGGGAAGACCGAGACATGCGGCAAAATGGGGGGCAGTATCTTCACAAAATACCAGTTAAAAAGGGAGTAGAGTTTCGGGTGTATAAGAATTTCAGCGATCTAAAGAGTGGGCAAATCGGCGTTGGTCGAACGTCGAAATACAACGGGCTATATGCGCCGTGGCGGGCGATCAATAACCAAGCAATCGAAGACCAGCTCTACGAGCTGCGCTCTGGTAAGGCTATGGCGTGGGAGGTGCCGAGCGACATAATGGACTTTTGCCCCGAGTATGGGCAGCACATCAACACGCACGCAAAGCTCAATGTGAGCAAGGATGAGTCACATGAGAACTACCGCTGGACGCTGGTCGGAAGCCAAGAGCAGAACCCCGACCACCTCTACGCCTGCGAAAAATACCTGGTGGGCAAGGCCATCGAGGCCGATCTAGTCACGGACATCAGCGAAAAGCAGGAGAGCGAACAGCAAGATAGCGAATAAACCTGCACACAGCCCCTTGACAACCTGCACACATCGCGGCAAAGTCACAGAAATGAAACGTCCATACAAATCACACTTCGAACAAGACGCCCTCGGCGGCTGGCGTCGAGTCCTCTGCTACGTGCAGCGGGCAGGCGTCCGCAGGAAAGCGAAGTGACAGTGCAACAAGCGGGAACGTCGCGAAGCCAAAACCGCGTAACACACACACACCCGAAGCCCGCCCTAACACGGCGGGCTTTTTTGCGTCCGCACCGAAGCATTGACAAGCCGCGCGTATCCAGATACTGAATACAGGCATGGCAATTCCTGACATCAGCTTTTATACGACCGCCGAAGTCGCAACCCTGCGCACCGCCGTCGTCGCTGAGCGTTTGCGCCGGGCTACAGGTGGCACGATCACCAGCGCGAACAAGAACGGTCGGCAGTTTACCGTTGAGAGTGCCAGCGAGTCAGAGCTTGCGGGGCTGGAGCAAGCATTAGCGCGTCGGCTCAACACTGGCGGGGCGAACAAGCGGCGTATTTCATTCAATTAACCAGCACACATGGGACTACTTTACAACTTTCTCAGCGGCAAGCTCACAGCAGACCGCGCCTCAAATTCCCTCATCGTAGCACGCGCCAAGGAGATGACGAATCTCTACGAAGGCGGCCAGCGCAGCCGTAACCGTGGCAACGCATACGGAACGTTCCAGTCGCCCGAGGGCGCAACGGCAACGACCGAGCGGCTACAGATGATACTTGAAGCCCGAGACCTAGAAGATAACTTCCCGATCGCTGACATGATCTTAAACGTTTACGACGTTTACGCATTCGGAACCATCCGCTACCAGCCGATGACCGGCGACGTAAATTTCAACAACGAGATCAGCGAATTCCTCAAGGAGTGGTTTGCTGAGTGCGAATACACTGGGCGATTTGATTTTCAGAAAACGGCGCAGATGGCGCAACGCGGCAAAAAGCGCGACGGTGAATCTGGCATTGTGCATATTATCGACGAAAACGGAGACTACAAGATTCAGCTAATTACTGGAGACCGTATTGGAAATCCGAATACGATCCTTTCCAATAATCTCAACGACCAGAACGGAATCCTAGTTGACGACGGCGGTCGCGTGCTAGGGTATGAACTTTACAGCCGCAGGTCGAACAGCAGCGTTTACACTTTCGACAAGTTCATTCCGCAAGGCCACTTCTCGCACGTATTTGACCCGACACGTGCAGACGCTTACCACGGAGTAACTGCTTTCAAATCCGTGATTACGCGGATGCGCGACATGAAGGAAACGCTCGAATACTCGCGCATCAATATCAAATACCGCGCCACTCAGTTGCCATACATGAAGACCGACGACGGCGAAGTGCCTAGCGACGTAAACCACTTCAGGGACAACCAGCCGCCAAAGCCAACGCATGACGAAGCGGGCGTAAAGCTAGAGCACGTCGAAGGCGGCGAGCAGCAATACATGCGCACGACTGAGGGCGTGTTTGAGTTTCCGAACGACTTCCCGAACGGAACATTCCTGCCCGTAATCGAAACGCAAGCGAAAGAAATCTTCGCAGGCGTAGGGCTGTCTTACGATTTCAGCTGGAAAGTGGACAAACTTACCGGCACAGTCGGCAGGCTCGTAGTTGAGCGCGAAGACCGCGTGATGCAGATCGAAAGGTCTAACTCTGAGCGGCAGTGGATGAACATGGCCATTCGCCGTGCCATCCAAAACGGAATCGACCAAGGCCGAATCAAAGGCGACAGCGCAACCAAATTCAAGGGAGCGTTTTTCTACGGTGCTCGCATCACAGCCGACTACGGACGGGACGCAAAAGCAGACATTGAACTCGTAAACGCGGGGCTACTGACAGAGACCGAATATCAGCACATACACGGCCGCCACCCCGAGGACGTGCGCACGACTCGACTAGAGGAAACACTTGGATTGATTCAGGACGGCAAGAAAGTTGCTGAAAAATCTGGCCTGTCCGTAGACAACGCGACAAACCTAATCCGCAAGGTGTACCCACAGCCGCCAACCATTCAGAGCGTATCCGAGACAACGCAACCCGGCGCTGAGCTTGAGCGGCGTTGACGGGAACGGCAACTTAGTAACCGAAGAAATAAAAGCAGATCCGTTGATTGCATCGATTGGCGTTGGCGGATCTCAGGCAATGACGCAAGTTATTGAGGGATTCGGAACCGGTGTAATACCCAAAAGCGCAGCTAAGATAATGCTGGTCAACGTTCTCGGCCTCGCGCCTGACCTTGCCGATGAGATGCTCGCCAGCGCGGAAGTGTCGCCACTTGTCGCAGACGGACTCGATACCACCGTAACAGGCGAATAGCGTCAATCAAAACGATGTTGACCTTTTCAGTTTGTGTATCCATAAACTGAATACATGGCAGAATCTTTTCAGTCGCAAGTAGTAGCATTTGACCAGTCACTCGGACTGGCACTGCTTGACAACGCCATCGACCTTACAGCCGGAACCATCAAAGGCGTAAGCCTTGCGACCGCAGGCGTTGAGGCCATCGGCCACGGCGAGTATGACGAGACCACGCAAGAGCTGATACGCGAGTTCTGGACAGACGCTACCACGCTTGAGACGATGCTTGTTGCCTGCCTTGCAATCGGACAGCCGCTCAAAGCCAAGCTTGAACACGGCACCGGACTCTCCGAAGTCGTTGGCACGTTCGACAATTTCCGTATCGATGGCGATCACCTCCGCGCAGACTTTACAGCGATTCCAACCTCAGCGGGCGTAGCGCATTTGTTTTCGCTAGCCGACCGCATCTCTAGGCAGTTCGGCGTATCCGTCACAGCACTACTGCAAAAAGTAAAACAGGGCGGGGTCGATCTAATGCGCTGCATGAAGATAGAGTCGGCGGACTTTGTGGACGCGCCCGCAATCAACGCGGGCTTATTTTCCGCTAAAACTAAATTTAGCAAACTCACCAAAAACCAAACACAGATTATGACAGAAGAAGAAATCAACGCACTGATTGCCGAGGCATTAAAGCCCATGCAAGAGCAACTTACTACACTCGTGGAGGGTATGCCCGAAGAGCTATCAGCCGACGAACTCGAAGCTGAAGCGACCGCCGCTGCTGCACTTGAAGCTGAGGGTGAAGCAAGCAAAGCTGAAATGTCTGCGCTTAAAGCCAGCATGACAGCACTGGAGACTAAAAACTCCACGCTCGAAGCTAACCTTGCTACGGCAACCGCCGAATCGAAAAAGCTCGGCATCTCGTTCGGCGCATCCTTGCAAGTGCAGGAAGCACAGACCAAACAGACCGACTCGTTCTCCGCCGAAATGTCCAAAAAGACCGGCGAGGGCAAAGCTTACCACGTCGCGCTTATGGAGCTTACACGTGAAAATCCAAAACTCGTAAATGCAGAGGCCGCTCAGCGCGGAGTCTACGTTTCTCAACTCTAATCCACAAACAGTAAAACATTATGGCAGGATCAACTACAGTTTTTAACGTCGCCGGGGTCGTAACAGGTCTAGCGGACGCAGACCTCGCGCAATTCATTCGCGTGAAAATCACAGCAACCGGTTACGCAGTAGCCGCCAAAGCTGACCGTGCAGACGGCATCACTCAAGAGGCGATTGCATCTGGTGCTTACGGCTCCATCAAACTTCTTAGCGGGGCCGACGTGAACTTCGGCACCGCTTCGGGCGCAACCATCGCAGCAGGCGTTAAAGTCTACAGCACGTCTGCTGGCGAGCTTTCCTCGACTAAGGCAACCGGCTCTTTTGAAGAGGGCGTATCGATCACAGCCGCAGGCGCTGACGAAATCTTCGAGTGGCGCTACAAGCCTTCATCCGTTGCCGAGTCCTAAGCTCTGCGTATCCAATAACCAACTACATTTAATATTATGTCAGTCTCACAAGCATCAATCTCACAAGCCTTGACGTCCTACGTTCTACAAGGTCTCGCAAAACGAACCGACTTTGTCGGCCTCGAAGTTGCTCCCGAACACGGGCAAGATAAACTCGACGGCGAGTATCCAGTCGTTGCACTCGCAAACGGCGAAATGCTTCGCAACAACACCGCACCGCGAGCACCGGGTGCCCTGTTTAAGCGGATCGAAGCAAAGATCGGACTTGAGACAACTAAGCTGTCTGGCGACGGTTTGGAAATCCCAATCCCTATCGAAGTCGCTCGCAACTCGGACATCCCAATCATCGGGGTGTACGCCGAGGAAGCCATGCTCAACAGCATGCGCTTGCACGAGACCCGCGTAGCCGCAATCTCTCAAGGAACCGGCTTTGACACGGTAGCCTCTACCGCTGCCTACACTACTGCGAACATCGCGACGAGTGATCTGGCTATGGACATCCAACTCGGCATTGACCGCGTGCGTGACCGTGGCGAGTATCCTGACACGATTGTCATCCCGCAAGCCGTTTGGACGCGTCAGCGCTTCTCGACTAAGCTCGCCGCGTTCATCGTTGGCGCAAATGGTGCAGGCGCAATGGTCACAGTCTCAAATCTGCAAAAGGCATTTGCCGATGAAGGCATCAAGCGCGTCTTGATTGGCCGCTCGCAGATCAACACTGCCGCAAAGGGCAAGGTGGACATCGGTCAGATTTGGGCAAACACTCACATCTGGATCGGCGCAGGCCGCGACGCCGACACCAATGCACCTGGCGACTCGATGCGCACCGCGATCAAGACCTTCTTCTGGCGTGAGATCTTTAACGCGCCGTTCTTCGTTGAGCAGTATTTCGAGAAGAAGATCGAAAGCGACATCATCCGCGCTTGGGGCTACACCAACGAGAAGCTAGTCAACGCCCGCGCTGGCACCCGCATCACCACGCAATACTCATAAGTTTTCATTAGGGGTAATGATATAGCGGAAGGGGCGTCTCGAAAGGGGCGCCCCTTTTTGTGTCTACAGGCCTTGACAACCTGCACACGCGCAGCAATGTCGAGCTGTAGCAATTCCGCTGCACACACCAGCACCGACGCAAGAGCAATCCGAGCCGCTATCATGCGTGCTCGCAGCTACCGAGGAACCATCCCGCCGACAACACCTAACCCGCACAGCCATGAATCCGATCATCACGATAATCGCCGCCAACATCGTCTCAATCATCTGCACCATCGGAGCCGTGACGCTCGCCCTAAACGGCATCGAAAGCTGGGTATGGTTCCTGGCCGCGGCTGCGTGGTGCGCAACGCGGGTTGACTTCCGCCGATACCGAGAGGCCAAGCGCAACCGTCCTAACCTGTAACGCCGACCTACCACCTAATCTTACAGCTAGCGTTCTGCGGTTTCGGCCTAGTCGCCGCCTGCGTATTTTCCTACGGCTGTTTTCTGCTGGCGGAATCCATCGGCAGCATTTACCGGATTGCTAAGGATCGATTTCGGCGATAACACCTAGCTAGTAAACTCGTTTCCCTAGCGACTCCACAGCCCCGCAGCAATGCGGGGCTGTTTTGTGCACACAAACACTTGACAACCTGCACACACAACGCACTATCTACCCCATGACACACGCCCCCCAACTCGCTACAGACTACTACGGCCAACCGATCAAAGGCTGGCTGCTTTCCGAAAAGCTGGACGGCATCTACGCAGATTGGACAGGATCAGAGCTTCGCACGAAGACAGGCAAGCTCATCCTATGCCCTACGAGCATCACAGACAGCCTTCCAGCGTTTCCCTTAGCGGGCGAGCTATGGGCGGGGCGCGGAGGGTTTCAGCGCGTTCTATCCGCCCTCAAATCTGGCATCTCTGGCGACTGGGCAAGTATTGAGTTTGTGGCATTTGACGCGCCCGGCTCACTTGCCCGCGCATCAACTCGGATGGAGATAACACAAAGCATCCCTAGCGTTAAAGCGGTATCCCAAACCGTAATTACCGACAAGCGCCACATGAAGCGCCTAGTCAAAGAGATACTAGCCACCGGCGGAGAGGGCGCAATCCTGCGCAATCCAGCATCACTATACACCGCTGGCAGGTCTGACGACTACGCCAAGGTCAAGCCCGTGCTATGCGACGAGGCGACCTATACGGGCAAGACAGTGACCACAGCGACGGGAAAAACTTCATTAATCTGCGAGTATCAAGGTGAGACCTTTAAACTCCACACCAACACGCCAGCAACTAAAGGCCAGCTAGTCACGTTTGAATATTACGGACTGACAGACAGTGGCAAACCTCGGCACGCTCAGTTTATTGCAATCAGAGACTACGAGTAAAATCTAGCGCCTCACAGCCCCGAGTAAACTGCGAGGCTTTTTTGCGCCTTGCCATTTACATCTGTATCCATTAACTGAATACAAATGAACGCACTAGACATCTTCATAGAGCGCGGTAATACGCAGTCTGCGCCCGTCATAGGCGAGACCTTTACGTGGGCATCAGCCGAATACGTTGGCACCGTCAGTGACCTCGTAAAGGATGAGTTCTTTGCTGACGACGGCATCGGATCAAAGCTCAATGCAGAGCGGTTACTTGAATGCGCCGTGTCGGTATTTGGTGGCGGTGGGATGCCGCAGATCAAGGATACGATTACTTACCTTGCGGTCATCTACCAGATTACGGAAATCGAGTCACAGGACACCACGAATATCGTGTGGAAGATCCGCGAAAAGATGGGGGTCGCTACATAATGGCAAAGCCAGTAAAAGATTTCTCGGTCGAGTTTGACCAAGTGCAGATAAACAAGCTCTTCAACGAGCTACTGCGCAACGTGAGCGCGGTCACGCTCAAAAACATCGTGCGCGGAGAAGCGGCAGCGGTGCTACTTAGCGCGGCGAAAAAGACTCGGATTGCTAGCAAGAAACTCATAATCAAAACCTCGGGAATGGAGAAGGCGGCAAGGGTTTACAAAAATCGCAATCCTAGATGGATCACTAGATCTGCGGAGCTACTAGCAAAACGAAAAGCCCGGCTAGCCGAAAAACTGCGAAGGATCGGGAGTGCTCGTGACGCATGGCTGGCGATTATCCGCAAACTCAACCTCAAACCCGCGAACGCCAACCAGGCCAAAGGTCTAACGAAACTCATGGGCAAAAAACGCCCACTAGTAGACGGTAAAATAATCTATCATAAAGAGACGGGTGGCCGTGAGATCGTTAGGGGCAAGGGTTCTTACGCGCTAGAGATCAAATACGGAAACCCTATTGGAAGATGGACAGGCGCAAGCCCTGCGCTAAAAAGCGCCGTCCTCGGCCGCAGGAAGTTCTTTCGCTCAAACCTCCGCGCAGGCGTGTTCAACTCTGCCAAGGAAACCGCCGCTAAGTATCCCGGCATCCAGATCAACAAACTGTAATGGCAAACGAAAACTCAGTCTACTCATACGAGACCAACTTCATCGCCGCGCTGGAAAGCATCCTAGACGTTGCACTGACGCAGACCGTCGCGTTTGGCGACACTACGGCGCACCAGGCGCCGCGCATCGAGGTTGGCTTTACCTACGGCGGCGCAGGCATCATTGACCGTGGGCGCACCGCCACAGGCGAGCAGTATCTACGCAAGCACAATGGCACGATCAACCTGACGGTATTCGGCACGGTCAAGTCCGATCACCTCGCGCTCGTTGGAAAGGTGCGCACGTTTATGGCGTGGAACGTCCCGACGCTGATTTCGCCCGCGCTGGCTTACTACCAAGTGCAGAGCCTGTTTGAGCAGGCGGGCAGCAACGAGGCAGGCGATGAGGAGGGCGACTTTGAGATCAGCTCGGAACTTAACTTTGACGTCGTGTTTTTTATTCCTACCGAGGCATTCGACGCATCAAACATTATCAAATTCAGCCAAACAGCAATCTACTTTGGCACCGATCAACTATTTTACGGAGACTAAATATCATGAGCAACAACAACCTAGAAAACGGCAACAGCAACGAAATCGACGCAACGCGCCGCGCAAGCATCCGCGCCACGATGGAAGTTTACAGCCAAGACGAAACGGACGCTCGGCCTACGCTTATCGGCAACACGATATTCGTCGCCAAGACTGGCACCGACACCCGCACCGGACTCGACGACCACGACATCCGTAAGCCGTTTCTGACAGTCAACGCAGCGCAGGCAGTGGCGGTGAGCGGCGACACGATCATGGTCTTTGCTGGCGACTACAGCGCAGAGACCGCGCTCGGCGGCGTGGATGGCGTTTATTATCAGGGGATTACCGGCGCGACGTTGCCAGCGTTTAACGTAATGACTGGGATTACTATTTACGGCAGCGGATTGGCGCAGTCGCTTCTTTGCAATCATGCCAGCGCGGTCATGAATTTTGCGCGGATGGATGCGGTAACTTTTATTGAGTGCGGGGGCGGAGTGCAAACCGTTGGCAACGCTAGCACTATTATTTATTGCGATGGCGGCGTGCAGACCGCAGGCAACGCTGGCAATTATATTTATTGCGATGGCGGCGTGCAGACCGCTGGCAACGCTGGCACTTATATTTATTGCGGCGGCGGCGTGCAGACCGCTGGCAACGCTGGCACTATTATTTATTGCGAAGACGGCGTGCAGACAATCACTCACGCAAACTTCACCTCAACCGACCGCCCCGTCAGACTATCAGGACCAGGCAGCCTCACCATAACAGGCCGCATCGAGTCCACCGAGTCAAACGGCGTGATCGTGGACATCGCCAACAGCTGGAGCGGCACACTTAATGCCGTAGACCTTGACCTGACAGCCACCACCGTCGCCACCAACGGCGCAACCAAGGGCATCAACTACGGCAACAGCGTCACGGGCAATGTGCAGCTCAAGAACTGCACTATCATCACGGCCAAGAACGGCAGCGGCACCGCCAAGAGCATCGACGCGCCCGCCGCGCAAGCCGTCTACGTTCAGGGCTCGCTCAACCAAACACACGCGGTTGATTCCGACATCACGCTGGCGGGCGGCGCTGCTATCACCAACACGTCATTCACCGTGTAAACTTTAGTCATTGCGATTTGCTCAAAACTTTGCAATGTGTATCCAGGATCCAACTACAACACAACCAAACCACTAAAACATTATGACAACAGAATACGAAGACGGCGCACAATTACTTGACGCATTCGAGGCTCCAATCGCTACGCAAGATTACATTTTTAACGATTGGAGCGTGACCCCCGCGACACTCATGGCGGAGCGCAACGACGAAAAAGGCCGTCTTGCCGCAAAGCGCAACCTCGACGATCCCGGTCGTGATACTGCAACAGCAACGATTCAGATTTCAGTTTCGGCGATGAATCAGAAACTGACTCACGAAACGTTCATCTGCCCTGCCGGTGCGCACTACGACGGCAACGCTACAACTTACGTTATCGAATCTGAAACTGCACCAGTGACAGTCAACGAGTCCCGCATTCGCACGATCACCTGCCGTAGAATCCTCACCCAGCCTTAACCGTGCGCAACGTCAAGGCCAGCATCCCAGGATGGCTTGACGCGATCCAACATGAGGCCGAGTGTCACGAGTCGGCAATCGCACACCCTCACGATGGAGTCTGCGGCGTGCCTATTCGTCACCTCAGCTTGATTGACCTCGCTCGGATGCGCGAGCCGTCGATTGATAACTGCTTTTTTAACGGCAATTATCCCAGCGAATTTGAGTTCATGGCGCTGCCTCAGCTACAGGCTCACGCCGTGGACTTTCTCGTTTATCAACACGTCAAGAGCACGACTAACTCATTCGTCAACACGTGCCGCCGCTACAGATACCGCCGCCTAGACATGGCGACCGTATACGCCGATATTACGCAGCTCCTGACATCTACCTACCTTGACGCGCTCGGAGCCTCTGACGAGTCGCACGGGCGCACGGCAATAAGCTTCTGGGCGGGATCAGTGGACTACGTTGACCTGATCGCGACGGAATACGGATGGACGGACACGCACATCGAAAACATGCCGTATCGCAAGCTGATTCAATGCGTGCGCAAAATCCTAAAGCGGCGCGACCCGAAACAGATTATCAGCTCGTCGGCTGATCGCGTTGTATCGCGGTGGCAGGAGCATAAAGCAAAGGAGCGTAACTAATGGCATTTTCACTCAAGGCAATTTTAGGGCTGGAAACTTCGCAGTTTGAGCGCGGCATCGGTAAAGCCAAAAGCGGCATCAAGGGCATGGCTAGTGAAGGCATCAAGAATATTGCCCGACTAGGCGCGGCATTTGTTGGAATTGGCCTTGTAAAAAACATTTTAAGCTTAGGTTTGGCGGCGACTGAAACAGCCGACAAGTTCAATGCCGTGTTTGGGCCAGCGGCCGGAGCAATGAATAAAAGGATTGAGGAACTACAAGAAACAATTCCCGCTTCAGTCAAAGAGCTACAAGATGCCCTTGCCGTATTCGGTCAAATGGCTAGCTCTTTCGGGCTTAATTCAGCCGCCGCTCAAGATTTTTCAGTCAACATGGTTAAAATAGCAGGCGATTTAGCCAGCTTTAACGACATGAAACCCGAAGAGGTTTTTATAAAGCTCCGATCAGCAATTACTGGAGAATTTGAGCCATTAAAGCAGATGGGCATAATGATCGATGCAGCTAAAATGAAGACTGAGGCGTTTAATCTTGGCATATCAGACGGTGTTACCGCCCTTAGTTCATCTCAAAAAGCCATCGCAATACAGTCGCTAATTGTTCAACAAATGGGTGCTGCATCGGGAAACGCGGCAATTACCGCCAATAGTGCAGCAAATCAATTTAAGTTTCTTCAACGGAACATGAAAGACTTGGCTGCGGAAATTGGAACAGAAGCATTACCGGCCGTCGAATCAATGATAAGGGGTATTGGTTTTTTACTTAGTAAGACCAAAGAGTTTACGGATTTTGCAGGCACAAAAGTAGGGGAAATGATTTACGGGCCATCTGCTGAAACTTTAGCAAAACAAGAAAAGTTTAACCAGCTAAAGGCTGCTCAGTTGCAAGCGTTGCGCGAACTTACAGCGGAGAATGAGCTTTATAAACAGGGAACTTTTGAAGGTACGCTCTGGACTAAGGGACTCAGTGAGAAACTAGATGAAAATAAAGCTAAAATAAAAGCTCGCACTGCTGCTATATTAAAAGGACTAAGCGAAGAAGCCGAAAAAACCGAATCTGTCAAAGATGGCATAGTAAAAGGCGACGACGAAATAAACGAAGGTAAGGATGAAATAAGCGAATCTCAAAAGAAAATCAATGAAGCAAATGATGCTTTATTAAAAAGCATAAATGATCAAATTGAAGCTCAAGGGGAGTTTGCTAAACAACAAGAAATTATTGCAGAAGCCGCTAAATCAGCAGCAGAGGAAAAAGCAGAAAGAGAAGCTCTCCAAGCTAAGCTCATGTCAATGAAACTGGCCGCCCTCAAAGCTGAAACTAGGGGAGAAGACCAGCTTGCAAAAGCGATGAATAACCGCATAAAACTAGCGGAGCGCATACTCAAAATAATGAAGGAAACTGGCGCGACCCAGCGCGAAGCGACCATCATAGCCAACAAGCAGGTCAAGGCTGAGTTGGCGGGGGACAGCGGATCAACTGGCGGCACCGCAAGCGGATCAACGGGCGGGTCAACCGGCAAAGACCGCGTTGGCGGCGTGCAGGGCAACTTCGGCGGCTATGGCTCCCGCTTTGGGCCTAAGCAGACAATGGACGAGCGCGAACGTGCAGCCGGTCTCAACCTCGCCGGCAACGACACTTTAAGCGGGCGCAGAGGCCCCGAAAGCCTCGGAATGGCTGGATCAAAGGCTAAGAGCGAGTTTGGGGAAGCATTGACTCCGACGAATAAGGAGCTGAGTAAAATGAATCGCTCGCTGAAAACAATCGAAACCGAACTGACCAATGGCAACTGAATATTTAGACGGCACCGCCTTCACTACTGCCCGCCAACACGGCGACTTAATCCTCGATCGCCCATTGACTGACGTGGGCGACGCGACAGCTCTGGTTATCTACCGCACGATGCGGATTCTAAGCGCCGACTACGCTCCCGTTAGCAGGGGCACAGCGTTAGCGGGATTTACTGGATCTCGACTCATTCGCGAAACGCAACCCGAAGAAATCAGCACGGGAGTGTGGGAATTTAAGCAAATCTATGCAACAAAGCCAGCGAACCGATCAGACGTGTTTTCAGGCTCGATCAGCTTTCCATTTCCATCAACTCAAGGCGTATATTACACGCCTCCTGCGACTGCTGAGTCTGCTGATGAAAGTGATGATAACCTGTGGGAATATCGCGAAGAAAAAACGGCTGTCACGAATCCCGGCGTTTTGTATATTGATTACGTTTACTTCCTCGAAGCTTCACCTCCGACAATAGCCACAGTGTTTAAGTCATCAGAGCCCGGATTCGTTTCTAATGGCGGCGCGGGCACATTAACGAATGCAAAAGCCTTAAACGGGGATGTATTCACTGGAACATATTCAGTCAGTGCCACCACGCCATCCGCTACAGCTTACGCAACATCAATAACGGATGGCGATCTGTTAAATGTTGACGTGCGGATTAGCAGATACATGGGCGACATTTTCGTCATGGAAACCCACAAGACAGCCGCAAAATGAAAATAAAACCCGAAGAAGTTAAAGGCTGGGGCACCTTTCGGCGTGTATTGAAAAAGCTGATACACTCCGCCAACCGCACCGAAAACATTTCGATTAGCCGAAATAGTTTCACCGACGGCGTGACCTATTCAGGCGATTCGATCATACTTAATATTTCAAAATCGAAACCAAGTCTCGGCGGCGTCAGCTCTGGAAATTTAGGCATTCACGCCTTTCAGTTAGTTGAAGAGGATATTACTACGCTTTGCGTTCGACAAGGAACCGTTGGCACTATCATTCCGACTATTACAGGAGGCAGCGAACTTGAACCCGATTACACCGAAAACGTGTTATCACTACCGGGCACAGGAACCCGAGAATACTGGCTCAAGATTACAATAGACTCAAGTGGCTATATTACAGCCGTCACCATCGAGGATGGTGAGCCAGGTAACGTCAGCGCAACTCAAGCTGAAATCCTACTTGGAAGCGTTGAGACCGATAGTGGCGATATAGTCGTGTTTAACTCAAACCTTAGCGGCTCACAGGCACTAGCCTCTTGTGGCGCAAATCACTTTTTTGGATTCGTCTAATGGGAAACCCGTTCAACATAGGGCCGTTTAATTGTTGCTCCTGTCCTGAGCCTCCAGACTTCGATGCCGAGGTGGACGATCCGATGGCTAAGTATATCAATATGTGCGGTTGCCCGACTGTCGCGATATTCTGCGTGAGCGAGGAAAAGATCGCTACGCTCTGCGGCAAAATGGAATTTCAAGACCTCACCGCCGATCCCCCCGTATTGCGGTCTTCACCGCCCGCAGTGTATAAGTCAAAGGAAGTTGAGACTGTCACCGTCACACCCTCTGTCACCACAAGTTTCCCGCAGCGCTGCTGGCAAACAGGGATCACTGGTGACTCAGATGTTACTACAATAGATTATACGGCCACGGCAGTTACGACAAGCCGGCACTTTACTGAAAAGACAGTAACAAGTCTATCCACCGAAGTGTGGGATACGGAAACATGCTCAAGCTCTACCTCAAACGATCCTGTTTCCATTGTAGGAGGTGTAGGCAGCACGTCTGGCGAGCTTGATTGCTCTAGCTATAATGGCAACAACCCCCCCGGTTGCGGCCCAATAGATCCACCCCTCACAACACGGGGTGCTGTAATACCCGCTGTTGTGCCAGATGATCCGTCCGACTTGGTTGGAAACGCATTAAAAATAAACGTATCTCATACATTTGTTAATAGTGGTAGAGCCGCAGGCACCTATGAATACACATCATCTCGGCAGGACACAGAAACTTTCGATGGGCTTGAGTTAGTGGATTCGGATTGCGGAATTGATTCTAGATCAACTTTAGATATACCTGGGTATGCTGCTAGATACTCCACTACCACAACAACAACTACATTATCGTTGCCAGACTCCGAGGAAGAAGCATTAGCCCGCGCTACGGCCAAAGCAGGTTCAGATTGTTCCTCTATCGACGAGCTCCGCACCGACTCCTACGACATAACCCAGCGCACCGCCACTTACACGGCTACAGCTAGCAACCTCGTGATCGGCGTGCCCTACAAGGGCTGCGTGCGCCTTCGTCGCCGCAAAGCCTACAGCGGCACCACCCCCCTCGACCCCGAGACGGAAGTCACCGAAGTTATCGCATGGGAAGATGTTGAGCCCGACACCATTGCACCTTTTACGCCAACAGAAACAAGCGAGGAAGTCGCGACCGATGAAGCCCTGCCCACCGCCAAGGGCTATGAATACCAAGCAGTCAGCGCCCACGTCTGGCCAGTCTCCGCAGGTTGCGATTGCCCTACATCTTACGTAACCCCATGATTACTCGAAACCATAAACCGACACCGCTCGTGCTGACCGAGGCACAGAAGGCCAGCTTGCAAAAGCCACAGTCGCGACCCAAGCACCACGGCTTAGGCGACCTCGTTGAAAAGCTCGCGAAGCCCATCGCCAAGGTGATCGACCGCGTGGCAGGCACAAACATTCAAGGATGTGGCGGGTGTCAGAAGCGCAAGGAATGGCTAAATGATAATTTCCCGAAGTAACCGCAAAATTGACCCATCCCAGCCCGCTTCCAGTCGGCACTTGCCAAAACGTATCCAATAACCTAATACACTACCATGAGCACGACACTATTAGACACAACCGCAGACGGCTCGCCGTTAATCTCAGACGGCTTTCGAGTCGCCCTAACCGCAGGGGGTGCCGTAGGCATCTCCTGCCGCGTCACGACTGGCGGCGCGGCCTTGACCAACGCAGACGGCTCGCGGCTTAGCTCAATGCCGTGCTCGCTGATCATCACGTCGTCGAATTTTACCGATGGCGCAGGCGCAGGCACGGTGGCCGCAACCACTCAAGCCCAGTTCGGCGGCGCGGGTAGCGTGTCGATCCCGCTGGAGATTTCGGCAGTCGCGTCGGACGTGCGACACACTGAGGTTGTCACCATTGCAGGCGGGCCGGTGATGTATGGCTTTTTGTCGTTCCCCGCCGAGCTCAGTGCAAACGTCACCATCCTGATCGAAGCCCTCGAACTGTAATCGATGCTATTGCACAATCAGATACTGCCCCGCGAAGGTAGCCGCTATACACCCGCGCAGTTTCTTGCGCTGTTTGGCGCAAAGAAATTTATACAGCGCTTCGGCACTGGCCTTACCGCAGCCTACTTTTTAGCCGACCTCGGCAGCAGTCGCGGGACGGTTGATGGCGTGCTAAATCCAGTGGTTCGGGTGCGTCGTAGTAGCGACGGTGGTTTGCGTGCGTTTACGGCAGCGGATATTAAGAGCGGCACGGCTTTGGATTACGTAAACAACGGGACTAGTGCGCTGTATAATAATGCAATGTATTTTGATGGGGTGGATGATTATGTTAAAAAAGACGTGAGCAATTTTAGGTCTGGCGATTCCTCTGGCTCTGTCACCATAGATTTTGCTATTACCAGCTCCGGCAATTTTATTTTTGTGGCCTCAGCAAGCACACCAACCGACGCCAAGCGCATTGCTTTTGGAATTAATGCTGGTAAGGTCAGGATTATAACTAGAGACTCTGCCTTCAACGCGGTTGAGACGACATCGCTTTTCAACGACGGGCAATTACACACGGTAAAATTTGCATCTAGCGGAACAGCTTGGTCGATTGAGATTGATGGAAACTCTGAGTCGCTACAGGTTGTTACTGGCTCAAACACTGGCGGTTGGTTTGCGGATATACCAGATCGAGGTAACATAGTAGTTGGCGCGCTGGTTGACAACTCCACGGGCGGTTTCTGCGATGGCTTATTAAAAAACCTTATCATTAAAAACGGCGCAGGGACTTCGGTGCTGGCGTGGGCGGGCGACGGCAACCAAAACTCTAATTGGTTAGACACCTCTGGCAACTCTTATAATCCTACAGTATTTGGCTCTCCCGCGCTATACTCAGGGCAACCGTTTGGCAGCGTGCAAGCCAAGCTTTACGACGGTCTCGTAGGAGCCAACGATGCCACGCAAACAACCGTAGCGGACATGCCAAAGACTGTAGTGGCTGGCGCAAGAGTAGTCGATAACAACGGCAACGCATCAACGCTATGGGAGGCCACGGACAACCTCACATTTACCACTGCATTCACTGGCCTGACATCGGCCAACGTTTACGCAGTCACCGACAACGCTGGCACTGTCACTCTCAACACGATCACGGCATTTGACATTAGCGCCATCACGACCATGACGGCTCTGCTCACGTCGCTAACCTATACCAAAGTCACGGCGGTAATCATCGCGCCAGACAACGCAAATCAAGCCGCCATTCAAGCTGAGCTCAACCGCCTCTTTGGAATCTAATGAATCTACCATTCCCAAACGTCACCGCAGCCCAAGCCCGCAACCACAGCGAATATCTACGGCGATGCGGGCTGACCGCAGCCATCCCTGGCGACCCGCTTTATTGGTGGTCAATGTCCGTTGCAGACGACGGACGCGCCGCGCTAATGGTAGATGCCGCAGACCTGCCGACAACCGACGAGGATGGCGTGGTAACGCATCACAGTTTGACCGCTGCCGAGGTGCGGGCGCTAAAGCAAAAGCTGCCCGCACGGTGGATCAAGAAGCAAACAATTTAAGACCATGCCAAACCAATCCGACACGACCCAAATCCCGAACAAATACGCGAGCCTATTGCTGGTAGGATCGCTACTATTTTTGGGGATGGTGTCGATCTACGCAGGCACCGAAGCCCGCGACCTCAAAAAAGCCGTGCAGGCAAGCAGCATGGCAGACGAGCGACAAGACGCGACGATTGACGCGATCCTGCAAACGCAAGCGGACGGCAAAAAGGCCACTGAGAAACTGACTGATGCCGTGATCGGGCTGACCGTTGAAATCGCCAAGATACCGCGAGACAACCAATGACCGACCGTATCATCACCGCCCTCCTCGCTGTATCCGTAATCCTAATACACTGCGCAGGGTGCGCGTCGCGACCACTTCCGACGCCGATGGCAACGGTTGATATTTACGTGACCGACGAGGGATTCTTCGTGATCACCGAGCGCGGCTCTGACGAGTCTATCGCCTACAGATTTAACGTCACAGAGATCCACCCAATCGAACCGCCAACACCAATCCCAGCGCCATGACACTCCGAAACATCACAACCCTTTTTACTGTATCCATAATCCTGATACTGGGCGCGGGTTGTTCGAGTGTCGGACTCCAGAGCAAGCGCATTTTCCAAGAAAACGTCGCCGCGCCCGTGGTCAAGGAGGTTACCGAGGACATCCGCCAAGCCGCCGACTACTTGTCAAAAGCCGTAGAACAGCCCGCAGAGGCAAAGGGCGTAGCGATAGACCTCTCGCAGCGTGTCGGCTCTCCTGAGCGTCCTATCGACGCAGCAAACGACGTTTCCGCCGCATTGACCAAGGGCAACCGCGCACACCAGAACGACCTTGCCGACCTCATGACATGGCTGGACAAGCGCGAAGGCACAGCGCTGGAAGGCACTGGGATGTCGGTATGGGGCGCAGGCGGCTTTGTCGTCGTGCTGCTGATCGTCGTCGCGTGCGTGCTCATGCCCGCGCTAATCCCGCTCGTCATACAGCTTGTGCAGACCATAGCAGGGACATCACGCGCAGTGCTAAAACAGACAGGCGCGGCCATGGTATCGGCCATCAGCGAATGGGAGACCGAAAACCCGACCGAAGCCGAAGAGCTAAAAGAGATTATGTCGCGCAAGATGGACACCAAGAGCAAGACCATCGTCAAGAAACTCAAAGACGGTCAGCTTTAATGCCAGCGCCCACGCAGCGAGAACTGCACTGGCAATGCGCTAAGGAGCACTTCCGCGCCCGCCGCTTTCGACTAGCATTCCACGAGCTAGTCAAGGCGGCTTTTCCGTCGCTGCGGTTGCCGCTGTGACTTACAGGTTTTCCTCAATCCGCGCCATCTCCGCAACGCGTGACGGCTTATCAACCGCAAGCCAGAACGCCCGCGCAGCCCGCACGAAGGCGCCGATCCACGCCCACGTAACCACCGCCGAGAACTGCATGGCCTCGCCTGCTGTGTTTTCGCCGGCGAACACCAGCTCAATGCCGTCTAGGGTCAGCGTGAGCTTGGGCACGTTGACGCGCCGGAATCTGTATTTGTGCGCGTCACTCATGT